TTTATCTGAAGTTTCTTCTGCATATAAGTAATCTTCATCTGCATCTTCGATAATATCTGCATATTGTGGAAAATATTCTTGTAATGATTTTTTAGTATGTAGGTCTGAATAAATAATGGAAGAGGCATCGGAAAAGTCTGGCATCATAGAGTTTGGGTCTACCGTAATAGCTTCTGGGCGTATATACTTAAATCGCAATGCACCGAGACCACTATCAGAGTGCCAATCTGGATAGACATACATATAAGCTATACCTTTAATAATAAAGGACTTGGCACAATTACGGAACTGCACATCTCCATGTGAGTCATGCCATATCTTATCAAACAAGGTATTGTATATTTGTGCTAACTCGTTATCTAATTTACCAATGGGTTCTATATCCCATTCTGGTGTGGTTGCTGACACGTTGGAAAGAACCTGCTCAACAGCAGGTCTAATCTTATTGTTGGATTCTGGAGGTTGTCCGACCGATACTAAATACTCTTTTTGGGCATCTGTAAGTTGGTTGCCTAAGTAAAAAGCCTCATCTTCTGCCATTTGATAAAAAAAATCCTCACCAGAAGAACTATAAAGAACATATTCACTACGAATATCCTCCCCTTCTATTTCTTCTATCTGTAAGTCTTTAATGTTTATCATAGATTGTCGTAGATGTTACGAAATTGTTACGTTATTGTCAAGCATAATATATCTCACCTGTCTCCCAATCTGACCCAATAATGGTTGGTGGCTCAAAATACTCTCCATCTGTCATATCTCCTTCTGGTACCCAGATATCATCTGTTGCCCAACGCAATGCATCTAGTGTATCTTTTTTATGTTTACCATTTTCTGTGAAAGCGAGTAATTCTTGTTCTAATTCATAATGTTCTTCTTTTAAAAACATTGCTTTGGAAGCAAAGAGCGGTTGCATTTGTTTGATACGATAATACTTGGTCTTGATTGCTTTCTTTGGATTGATATTTAAGAACCGTCCACTCTCTTTGCTTGTACGCAAGATATAGTCTGCTAACATAACATGACCAGTTTCCTCAATATTGATACACTTGGGGAAGTATTCATCTGCTAATTCAAAAATCTTATCTGCTCCATCCATAGGAGTGACCTGTCCGCGAAAAAAATCTAACACATATATATTATTACTCTTATCAACACCTACGACCATTATTACAGTATAGTCTGCTTTGACGTTTTCGGATGATGCTGGGTCTACACCCATAAAGATATTGATAGGAACTTTCTCTTTGCGACCATCATCTGTTCGCATAATATAAGATTGTCCTTTTTCGCG